CGCAAAAGAAGAACCGGAGCGGGTAAAAGTACGAGTTGGCGGTTCCGGGGCGAATGCCCGCATCCGACTTGGCCAGGTTCTGGGCGAGCACGTCGGGCGCAATCGTGCTCGAAAAGCGAAAGTCGTGCTCATCGATAATCTGACCCCCAACAAGAAACTGAATCTTGTTGATAACCGTGCTCCAGTTAATGTTCTGTGATGAGACCCCATTGTGCGCCGCGAGGTACACGTACCCGAGCAGGTCCCCCTTGCGCTCAAACCGGACCGAGGACATGTTGTTGGCGGACACGGTGCCCTGAATCACCTGGCGCTCCGTGGTCATGGAAAAGTTGGTGTGGCGCTTGTACGTTGACCTGAAGAAGGAAACCTCGGGGTTCCCTGTGAGATGAACGTCCTGTGCCCCGATGGCGACGAGTTGCGTGATACCACCAGACATTTATAGTGCTCAAACATTTTTTATGGAGTGGAACCGCAACAGAAAGGAGTTGTCCTCGAGGCCGTTAAACTGAACCGTGTGTCCGAGTGCGTTGATCCACTGGATCGTGAGGCGATCAATCTTCTGGATAGGGTACGGGTACGACACGGTTAAATCATAATTGTTCCCCTTGTCAAAGTGCACGATGCCCCCAGACGACACGTCAATCGGAATGAGACCGAACGATCGCGTCATATTCTGACCCGTGTACGTCCCCCCGGACCCCGACAACTTGTGTGCGTCCTCATTGCAGAATGTGCGGAGCTCCTGGATATCGAGAAAGATGGCGTCGTTGGGGTTCATCGCGCACACCTGGGTCGACTTGATAAACTCGAGGCCCCGATACGTCCTGTGGTCCTCGTACAGGTCAATGACCCCAGTGTTCCGGGGACCCACTGGGACGTTGGTCGACGTGATTGTCTGGCCCACCGCCGTGGTCGGAAAGCCGAGGAGTCGGGCAGCCTCCGCCGTCTGAATCTCCATCGAAAAGGGGCCCAGGGCCACGGCACGCGTGAACAAAAACTTGCCCTCGTTTCCGAGAAAGGATACGTTGATGCCCGTTATGTTGCTCGAGGCAAAGGTGATTTCCTGGGCCAGGCCCTGTGCGCCGTAAAATCCCTGGGGCACTGAGAACAGGGTCTGGTCGCCCGAGACGAGATTGCTGAAACTTATAAAGTTTGTGTTCTGGGTCAAGTTGTACATGGAGTTTGGTATCGACGCGTACACGAGCTCGACCCGCTCGACATTCTTTATAGGATTCGTGAGGTGCAGTGTGTAAGAGTTCCCGTACGGGTACAGGTCCATGTCCCGATTGAGCGATGACACAAACACATTCTTCGTGTAGACACCGGGATCCATTATAGTACGGGTCTACTTTTATCGACCGGCTCTGGCGGACCTGTTGGGCGCCTGGGCGCTCGGCTGCGCGCAGTTGAAGGACAGGGACACAAACACGTTGGAGACGACGCTGAGGGGGGCACCCTTCTCGTCCAAGAGCCGAACCGTGAGACGATCGAGCTTGTTGAGGGGCGTCCGGAACACCGTCTTTGTGTCATAGTCGTACTGCCTGTACACGGTCCGGGCACCCGCACCAGCCTCGGGCGTGTTAAACTTGGCAATGGCGCCCTGGATACCCACCTTGAGAATCGTGCTGGCATCGGGCCCGGCGGACGAGTCGTTGATGGCACCGGCCGGGGCGGTCCCTTCATTGTATCTCGTGCTGAGCTGGTCAACCACGAGGTACGCGACGTTGCCCTGGGCCGCCTGAAAGTTGGCGCTGACCACGGCAACCTCGGTGACATTCTTGAGAGGCGAGTACAGGTACGTGGTGTACGCATCCTGGGTCCCACTGAGCCACGTCGTCGAGTTCAGCGAGTCGGTGTGAATCTTGAACATTTCTCTACATTACGACAAAAGTGAGCTCCCGATTCCATCAGTAATCTCGTAGTCAGCCTGCTGGGCGACCCACTGCTGGTCCCCGCAAAAGCCCCCGGGTGTCAGGGACTTTGTGTACGAGGCGGCGGTGTCCTGGGGGCCGGGAACACAGCTCGCGTCGTACTTGAGGCCAAAGATGGAAGACGTGGCGTCCCCCTTGCCCTTGATGGTCAGGTCCTGGGGAAACAGGGTGTACTTGCTGGTGGAAAACTTTGTTACGAGGATGACGACAAAGATGAGTGCGAGGGCAATGTAGATGATCTTCGCGGACGTTTTCATTTAAAGTACCCCAAGTATTTTTTTTGGGCTGCGTTAAAGGGAACCCAAACCTTTCTCATAAAAGAACAATGGACGACATTGTTCTTGAGCGAAACCCCGTCACCGTCATGAAGCTGAATGAGGATGAGCAAGCGCTGATGGATGAGATTGAGATTGCCCCACCGCAAGCCAAGCGCCCCCCGATGCGCCGCCCAAAGCCCTATGCACCGCTTGCGTCCCAGCCCCCGATGGATCCTGACCTCGCAGCGTTTATGAACCCCCAGAAGCAGACGGCGCAACAGCCCCAGTTTCAGCCCCAAGAGCCCGAGGACTTTGGCGAGGGCCCTGAGGAATACGATGAGGGTCCCGAGGGGCCTGGGGGCTACGGGGAGTCTGGTCCCACGGGCGAGGAGCAGCCCGGGCCCGGGTACACGTCCGTGGATGACGAAAAGGCGGACATCCTGAACAAGCTGGCCCGGCTCGCCAAGAAGGGGTTCACGGTGAACAAGCGCCTCAACGCGTACTCGAGCGTCCAAGAGCTCCGCACGGAAATCAAGCGCATCATGTACAGCATCGAGGTGGACCAGTCTATCAAGTTTTCGCGGCGCATGCTCGTGGCGTGCGTGTCCGGCGTCGAGTTTCTCAACAAGCGCTACAACCCCTTTGAGATTCAGCTCGAGGGGTGGTCCGAGAGTGTCATGGAAAACCTTGATGACTACGATGGGGTCTTCGAGGAACTCTATGGAAAGTACAAGACGAAGCTCAACGTGGCCCCAGAAGTCAAGCTGATTATGATGCTCGGCGGGTCCGCCATGATGTTCCACTTGACGAATAGCATGTTCAAGGCGGCGGTCCCCAACATGAATGACGTCATGAAGCAAAACCCAGAGCTGGTCAAGAGTATGATGGAGGCGGTGCAGAACACCCGACCCGCAGGGGCCTCGAGCTCTCAACCAGGAGGCCCGACGCAGACCTCGTCTGGCTCAGAGAGCGCACCGGGGGCCCGAAGGGAGATGAAGGGCCCTGGTTTTGATATCGCGAGCCTGATGGGCGGCATTATGATGCCCCCACCGCCCCCCGTCAACTCGAACGCACTTCGGGCTATCGAGGAGGAGTCGGATGACGTCTCTGACATTGTCTCCGTGTCGGGCGATTCGACAGGAGGCGAGGTCCGCGAGGTTCGTCTGGGTGCGGGCGGAGCCAAGGCTCCCAAGAAGCGCAGCAAGAAAAATGTTGCCACACTCTAAATGATTGGCTACGCGCCCCTCGATCCTTTGGATGAGCCCGGGCCGAGGCGGCCACCGCCCCCGGGGCCCGGATCGGTCCTTGGACCCCCGAAACAGGCCCCGGGACCCACCGAGTGCAATTATCTCGTCATGTTTTTCATTGTTGGTGTGCTTGGCCTCGCGATTCAGGATATGATGAGGAAGTGAATTTTAGCCCCAAGGGTAGACACTTACGTTAAATGTACAACCACCGTTTGTTGTATTAAAATTTAATTGTACGTTGCCTAAACTATAACCAAGGAAAGCAATTCCCGTATTTGTATACAACGAAGCCCCGTTATATGCTGGAGCAGTCCATGATATTTGTTTACTGTCAGTATAAGTCGGATTGTGTATATAAAAGTCAAAAAAGTATGGAAAACTTGTATTCGCCGCCGTATAAATTGAAAGTGGACTACAGTATGTCCCATTAATAGCAGCTGTAGATGAACCTACATAACAATACGTTCCTACCCAATTAAAAACTCCCTGTGAGCCGAGTGTCACGCCTAAAGATGAATTACCACTCGAAGCGGCCGAGGCTGTAACTTCAACTCGAACTCTAAATGTTCGAATTGGTGAAGTTGTACTAGATGATGGAAATATATTAGGGCAGGTATATACTACGGAACCAGTAGTTGCGGTACTACTTTTAGAGACGTTGAATGCATATGGAAACGTCGGCATTTGCCATGTTAAATTTCCAGCAGTGACATTACCAGCTGTAAGGACTTGATACAAAGCACCTGTGCTACTCCCATCATTTATTCCACCTGAGAGCGTCAATG